GGGGTTTTTTTGCTTCTCGAAGGTGAGATAGGTAAGACATTTAGTAAGTCTAAGTTTGGTAATCTCATCGAACTTAGTAACGTCTCCCTTAGCGAGTCCATATATGCTTTGATACCATCCCCATCTTTTGGCAAATTGAGTTGTTTCGCTAAAGTCGTTGACAGGCTCTTGTCCTTCTTCAGGTTCTTCTCCAAATAATTCAGGGTAGCCGTCAGTAACTCGCTTCCTAAATTGTAAAAAAAAACCGATGCTGCTATACAAACATCCAATGGAGCAAACTGCATTAACTCTTGATGGTCTTTGCTTGGTGTGTACTCGTGGAGTTCGTATTTGTCTTTGCTTCGTGTTTTGATAGGACGGTACATAACCGCCATAGCTTTGTTATACGTTTCCCAACTCTGCAAGTGATTCTCCAAGTCAACATATTCACCGAAAGAAATCTCCTCAAGATTAGGTATGAATCCAAACTCAATATCTCCAATCTTAAACGTCTGCTTAAACTCAGGCTTTGCAGAGAATAGATTTGTAAAATGTAGCACCATTTCGTTGAGCGAAGTAAGTTTAATCTTAGCAACATCAGCTAAACGGATACCACAGAAAATCTCAATCATTTTTTGAGCAATAAACTCCTCATCGTTAGAACCTTTCTGCACGTTTAGAAAGTCCACATAGTGTTTAAGTGGGATTTCATTTAGTGAGGTAGGTACTTTTACTTGGATTTCCATATTGTTATAAGTCAATTAATCGTTTTTGTATTCTTGAGCAAGGACATAAGAGTATGCTTGTGCTAACATTTGAGAATGTTTACGCATACTAAACACATCATTAAAGACAATATGTACCTTTTTGCCAGTTCGTTTGTAGATATATTCCTCTACTATTGCTTTCATACGAGGCAACTCATCGGATTGCGTATTGTCCATAATTTGAATTTAGTCCGAGTGCTTCCATTTCGTGGTATCTAAGTGCATCAATAGCGTGGTCGTTGCCTCCTGCAGGGTTATTTAGCCTTACTCCGTGTTTATCTACGTCCCAACAATAGCTTCTCAGCTCCTTGATTAGGTTTGTGCTTTGCTTGGTAACCAAATACTCCTGACGTTGCATCACGTCAATCCCGTATTTAATCGAATCCTTGCCCTTTGTAACGCCTTTAATCGTCTTTCCGAACCTGCGTATCTCTTCGATGGATTTAGGCTCTGAGGAATCAGCATAGATAGTAACGCTTGACGGCAGTATCTTAGCGATGTCTGAGTTTAGCATTCCTGTGCGGTAAACAATTTCGTTTACTATTCGTTTTCCGTTCCAATTATAAACCTCAATCGCAGCAGTAGGGTCATTCGTGTATCCGAAGTCAAGTCCTATACCTACCAATCTTGCATCATCAGGAACTTTGTCTATCTCCTTCCAATTATCGAATATCACTCCTTCAAGCATACCAACTTCTCCAAGTCCGTAAACTCGCCACCAGTTTGCCCAATAGTTAGACGTAGCCGCCTTGTCTCGGTTCTTTTCTATCTGACGTACTATGGATTTATCTAACGCCTCGTTGTCTTTGTAGGTAAGGATGATGAAATCTGCGTCAGGTTCGTCTTTTAGTTCGGTATGAACCCAAAACTCATTGGCAGGGTTGAAGTCAAGGTAAATCTCTTTCTTGGTACGGATGGAAAGCTCAAGGTAAGCGTCAAAGGTTACGTTGTTACACTCGTTTATGTACAAGATGTCTCTCCTTGCTCCTCGAAGTTTAGATGCGTTATCAGCAGAGAAGAACTCCATAGTGCTGCCGTTAGCAAATTCGTATCTAAGTAGAGTAGCATTGAATCTATCCTCAACGAACCTACCAGTCCAACGCATAATCTTCAGGAAGTCTTTTAGCGCGCCTCTTCGCAAATGCGGAATGGTCTCAGCAACTACCGAAACCTCTAAGCCTTTTTCACGGGCGCACTTGTCTATAAGTACGGGCAGGATTCCAAATGTCTTACCTGCTGATGTACCTCCTTGAATAATCTTAACTCTCTTTTCGAGACTATAGATTTTCCGTATTGCCGTTGTTACCTGAAACATTAAAGTTAAATAGTGGTTGCTCAGTTACTACTGTGTTTTCTACTCGCTCAGTTAGTCCGTTTAATCGTTGTGTAATTGACGGATTGTACTGACCGCACATACCACCTTCGATTTGGTCTTGACGTATGGCTTTTCTTATACGTAAGCAGATAGGAATATATTCGTCATATCTTTTATCCGCATTCTTAAAATATTGTTCTACAACTCCAATTTCTTCGTAGCAAAAAAGTTCAAATCCTTCGAGCGTTAGAGGTCTCTCAAGTGGCTCTGCACGTTCTTCAAATTCTTTACCACCGAATACGCTTTTGATTCTTGGGTTGGCTTTTACTTCTCTCTTATATCTTTCGAATAGTTCGTATAGTTCATCAGGACTATTTAGTATTCTTGGTCTTCCTATTTTTGCCATTTGTTAGTTCGTGTTTTGTTAGTTGTTCTCTGCATATTGCGTAGCGTTGGTCAATGTCTCTGTACTCTCTTGACATTGTGTCATCCATCATACATCTTTGAATAAACTCGTTATTCTGCTCCTTTGGTAGTGGAGTCGGTATAGGCATCTTTTATTTTTTTAAAGTGGTCTAAAAATTCGTCTTCTGTTAGTTCTTCTAAGCACATTAAACCATCGGCATCTGTAAAGTATTCGATTAAGTGGTGTCCGTCTTTTCGTATCCTCTCAGAGATTCCGTGAGCGTACTCAATCAAGTCTTTGCCGTAGTCTAAGATGTAGTATCTCATTTCTCGTACTCAGCGTAAACTTTCTGCATTTTAAATACCAGTTCTCTAAAGCAAGATGCGCAGCTTGTAGGCTCTTGACGTAGATTAAACACTCGGTTGTAAATTGCGATGAGTTTCGTTTGCTCACTTGGTTTGAATGTGTCTTGGGTAAGTACGTTGGTTTCATTTAGCCATTGGTATTCTTCCTCAGTTAAGCAGTTCGTGTTTCTGTAAGGGAATAACTCGTTGAGCTTCTTCTTACGCTCTTCGCATCCGCAGTCCTCACCTGCTACAAACTCTACTAACTTTTTGATTCCTGTGGCTTCCGTGATTTGTTCGATTGTGTCACCTAAACCTTTTGCTTTTCTTTTTGCCATTGTTTATTTTTTAAAATGTTCTTTACTTAATTCTGCTAAATCGTTTCTAAGCATTTGGTTTTCTTTCTTGAGCTTATTGTATTCCTTTTCCATTTTGCAATACATTCCGTAAAACTCTTTAGCTCTTTCAGTTCGTGTTTCAAGCTCTCGCTCTAATACTTCAAGTATATTTTTGAAAGTCATATCAATTCAAATTCTTCGTTTAAAAAGTCGGTATAATCATCGCCTACCGCTTGACGTATTCTTTCCTTGCAGGATTTTATAGTTAGGAAGATAGACTTTAAACTGATGCCAGTCTCATCTGATATTTGGCGCATTGGCTTTCTTTCGTCTTTATATATCCTGAATAGCTTTTGGTCGTACCAATCCCAACTACTAATCTCATTCTCTACTCTGTCGTAAATGTTCTCCAATGATTCGTGTTTAAGTAGCTCTAACTCCTCCTGTGCTAAATCCCTTACCACCTCAATAGATAAGTCATTAGATGCAGTTTTGTTGGCTTTGTAGGTTGTGTTTCTTAGTAGTATCCACATCAAAGCTCTGTTGGGTTCTCCGTCTATTAGTATTTTTTCGTAGTAATTGTACTGATGTACTTTCAGGTACACATCTTGTACGATGTCCTCAGCGAACTCGTTGTCACCAAATAAACGGACTATGTTAAGCCATTCCTTGTGATGCTTTGATAAGATACTTAGTGCGTTCATTGGTTAATTTCTAAACAAATATATGACTATATTTTAATCTAACAAGTTGCCTACAAAAAAAGCCACCTGTTACAGTGGCTCTAATCCGTTTAAATAAATCTCTCGGCTTACATACTTATCTAACTTGTGTAGTGTTGATAAGGTTACGTCTTTACCGTTGAGAAAGTTGTTTACTTGGAAGTG